CCCGGCGTATCGGCAGGGACGTACACTCTTGACCTCCCCCCCTACCTCACCACGGCGGGGACGGTCGACGTACAGATACTCGCCACGGCCACCAATGCCGAGGGTAAGACACAGAAGCGCACGATCGCCACCTCTGTAGCCGTCTACGCTCTTGCGCTTAACTCAAGCTACTCCCTCTCCTCTGGGCTACCTGGATATACCACCTCGGACATCCTCGCTATCCCCTATGCCGTGACGGGCGTGGGCAACAAGACCATCACCCTCTACATCGATGGGGTGAGCGTGAGCGTGCAGAGCGTCACGCGTGCGGGCACGACGAACGGCACCTTCCAGGTACCTCTACAGGGGGCACACGAGGGGCGACACACGGCGCAGCTCATCGCCGAGCTCACCATTGGAGCAAAAGAGATCCGCAGCGAAAGCATCTACTTCGACTACTACGTCGGTAAGACGGAGGACCTCCCCCGCATTGGCGTGATGCTACGTCGCCGCGATGGCCACATCCTCTCAGCTGAGGACCATCTATCCCCCCGCCTCGACGCAGAGCAGTTTGCGAGCTACAGCTTTAGCTACGCCCTCTACGACCCTCAGCGCCAACCTGCCGACCTATCACTCCAGGTAGGCGACTCCGAGGCGCTGTCGCTCTCTATGGGCCGAGGCGCGGAGGTCTACACCTCGCGCAGCGTCGTTGCAGGGGATATCCCTGCACGCCTATCCACGCGTCTTGACGTGAGCTACGACCTCACCATCTCCGTGCGTGAAGGCCACGTTAACATCGGGGAGGTCACCGACGGCGTGACCCTCGCTCTCTCAGCACTCGGGCGCAGCAACTCCGAGGCTAATCCAGCCACGTGGAAGAGCAGCGGGATCTCCACCTCCTTCCGTCAGTTCGACTGGGCTGCTGGTGGCTGGGACGGCTCGTCGCTCCAGCTTGTCAACGGCTCATCCATCACTATTCCTGCGACCTTCTTTGCCACCGACCCGATGGGGCTTGGCGGTACGATCGAGCTGGAGCTTCGCACCGACAACGTCCTCTCATCGACGGGCGCGGTCGTCTCCTGTCTTGACGACAAGGCTGTCGGATTTATAGTAACGGGTAAGCAAGCCGAGCTGCGCACCGCGTCAGGTGCGGTCGTAGTCACTAAGTTCGCCACGGGTGAGTTCTATCGCATCGCTTTTGTCGTGCAACCTAAGTCAGGGAGTCGCCTCCTGGAGATTTACGTCAATGGCATCCGATCGGGTGCTGTGAGCTACGGGCAGGCAGATACCCTCCTGCAGGTTGCTTCCAAGCCCATCGACGTGACCAGCCAGCATGCTGACGTACGCCTGCGTGCCGTACGCCTCTATGGACGTGCCCTCTCCGATGACGAGGTACTCAGCAACTACATAGCTTCCCGACCTGATGCTGCAGAGGTCGTGAGTCTCTACGAGCGCAACGATGTCCTCGGCGACGACGGAGCTGTCTCCCTCGACAAGCTCCGCAGTCAGGGTAAGAGCGTGCTGCGCATTGTGGGCAACGTGCCCCTGGTCAATGAGACCAACACCAAAAAGTTCGAGGTATCGGTAGACATCTACTTTTACAGCGGATTTGGCAAGCAGTACGACTTCGTGTGCAAGGGCGCTGGGCTGCGCATCCAGGGGACATCCTCCACGACCTACCCACGAAAGAACTACCGCATCTACCTCGACCGCAAGAAGAAGTACAATACCACCCTCACGGTGGGAGGTGTAGAGCAGCAGGAGCTTAAGTATGCCTTTACGCCTGGAGCCGTACCCGTTTCGATCTTCACGATTAAGGCGGACTTCGCTGAGTCGAGTTCGACACACAACACGGGGCTGGCAAAGCTCATCGACGAAACCTTCCGCAGAGCAGGCATTCTAACACCTCCCCAGAAGGCTTCGCAGGGCGTTCGAATAGCTATCGACGGCTTCCCGATGGATGCCTTCTTCGACATCGATGGGTCTGGCCACAACACCTACCTGGGCAAGTACAACTTCAATAACGACAAGAGTGGCAGTGAGGAGGTCTTCGGCTTCATCAAGGACGAGAAGTGCATGTGCCTGGAGTTCCTTAACAACTCCGAGCCCCTTGCCCTGTTCACGACCGACAACATGGCGAGCTTTAAGACTGCGCTCGAATTCCGCCACCCTGACGGCGTGGAATGGGACACCGCCAGCGAGGCACAGAAGAACGCCGTACGTCGCCTATGGAAGTGGATCATCAACTGCAAGGGCAATCCCACCAAGTTTAAGCGTGAGGTGGCCGACTACTTCGATGTAGATAGCCTCACGGGGTGGTACGTCCTCACCGAGTACTTTATGATGGTGGACCAGCGCGCCAAGAATATGATGCTCGCCACGTGGGACGGGCTGCACTGGTACTTCCTGCCCTATGACAATGACACGGTTCTCGGTGTGCGCAACGACGGGAAAGTCGTCTACGACTACACCATCGACGAGAATACCTTCGACGAGACGATCGGCTCCTACGCCTATGCAGGTCACGACTCCCTCCTTTGGCAGCTCGTCAGAGAGGCACTCCCCGAAAAGCTCCACGAGACGGCGCAGAAGATCCGCGCTACAATGAGTAAGGAGCGAGTACTGGAGATGCTCAACGGCAAGTTCATGGCGAACTGGTCCGAGCGAGCCTACAATAAGGATGGGGAGTATAAGTACCTCCATCCCTACACGGCAAGCGGCATCGACTACCTCTACTGTCTACAAGGCTCTCGCTATGCACACCGCACGGCGATGATCAACGACCGCTTCGCCCTACTCGATGCGCAGCACCTTGCGGGGACGTACCGAGCTGATGCGCTGCGCCTCTACTTCGCGCACCAGTTCTCGAGTGACCGCAAGCGCATCAATATCACTGCCAGCGAGCGCTACTACTTTGGCTATGGCTATACGTCCAAGGCTCCCCATGTCTCAGGGGTGAGAGCGGACGCAGCAGGCTCTAAGGTGTCACTTGAGCTGGACATCGACCTCATCGTCAACGACCCGCAGAACATCTACGGGGCGAGTCGTATGGCGGAGCTTGACCTCTCCGACGTGAGTGCCTACATCGTCGGTACGGCGAACTTCGACAAGTGCTACCGCTTATCGAAGCTCAACGTCTCATGCGCCACAGGTCAGACAACCCTCACGGCCGTCACCGTAGGTGCGTGTCGTGTGCTTGAAGAGCTGAGTGTGGCGGGGCTTCGCTCGCCCTCCTTCCGCTCGCTTGACCTGACGGGGAATCCTCGCCTCAAGAAGCTCGATGCATCGAACACCGTCCTTACGGATATCGTGCTGGCAAACGGCTCCCCCATCACAGAGCTTCGTCTACCCGAATCGCTCACGACGCTTCGACTTCGCTACCTCCCCAAGCTCACTACCGAAGGGATCGTAGGGCTGAACTCTGAGGCTGTCACGCGACTTTGGTATGAGGGATGCCCACAGATTGATTGGGAGGCGCTCCTGGAGCAGCTCACCGCTGTGACGCACCTGCGTATCGTCGGCATCGACCGCACGGGGGATGTCGCTTGGCTCAACCGCTTCCTCAGCAAGGGAGGGATCTCCGCGTCAGGCTCACTCCTCACGACCTGTGCGCTGGTGGGCACATACCGCCTCACGCAATTCCTCTCCGACGTTGAGTACGACAAACTCGCTGCTCATTTCCCCGAGCTCAGCATACGACAGCCCGAGTACACGATTGTCGGGTACGTCAACCGCACGGTGGATAAGCAGGGCTTCCCCCAGGAGGTGCTAGCCACGGATAGATGGTTCAACCACGACAATCAGACGGGCTTTGGCTTTAACAAGCCCTACACCCCCTCGGGGCATCTGCTACGCATCTTCAAGGCGCGCCATCGCTGGCGTGGTCGCGAGGAGAAGCGCGGAGAGATGGTCGTTTATCCGCTCAGAGACGATCACTTCGGCTACTACGCTGATGGGCTCACACGCGACCTATCTACGCCGACCAACCTAGCCGATGCCGAAGAGGGTGGGGTTTGGGTGAACGAGCCACACTACTGGTACAAAGGCATCCACGATGGGGACACTTGCACCGACTACCAGGTGTATAGTTCGCTCCTCGATGAGCCTCGCCGTCCAGAAGGGAAGCTCTATGATCTGAAGGCGATTGATAGTAAGCTGAAGCCCGTGCTCCAGCACTACATCCGCTGTCCCAAGGGATCAGAAGGCAAGAACATCTCTGAGTGTATCTACAAGTATCGCGCGGGCTACACCAACGAGAATGCCTGTAACCTCTACTCGTATATCAAAGTACCTGTCAAGGGGTATAAGAGGGTGAAATTCCCCCTGTGCAATAACGGCTACAGCAACTCCGACGACCCCAAAGACGAAGTCAAGCATCAAGGATATTTCCAGCCAGAGCCCTATGCCGATCGATTTAGGTGGGAGCGAGGATGCATGATCTCAGCGGTCTTCACGGATGCGGATGGCAAGATCCTCAAGGTCATCCGACTCTCCAACAACGAGTACCCACTCTTTGTCTTGGACTACGTCGCAAGCATCCCTCACGGCGCAGCCTACCTCTACACCTCTGTCCTCACCGAATTCATCGACTCGGAGATGGAAATATGGCTGACCAACTCATCCAACCCTGCCGACTGGGAGCCCCATTGGCAAGAGCATAAGGAGGCCTTTATATCAGCTGTTCCGATGCACTGGCAAGAGGGCGAAAGCCTCCCTGAGATGACTATTGGGGAGAGCAAGAGGCTCGGCAAGCAGGGCGAAATGCAGTACAAGTTCATGCTTCTGCATTCGATGTATGACCAGCTATCTTATGAGGAGTACAAGGACCTCCGTAACCTCCTCTGGGCACATCACGGCAACTTCAAGCTCCGAGACATCTATGGATGGGGGGAAGGGACCACGGAGAATAAGCAGTACTTCAGTGGATTCTTCTCGCTACCCGAGGCGGGGATGGCAGGAACCACTGCGCGCAACCTTCAAGGGAAGATTTCCGAACGTCCTGGTGTCATCGTGCAGGATGGCAATCGCAACCCCATCTACAAGGAGTGCCCTTATCCTACCGCCTTCGGCTATATCTGGCTGCCCAGCTCGTTCATCCTCTCTCTGTCGACATTCACGAAAGACGGTGCTTACTGCGCGCACTCCAAGCACGATGCTGTGCGCGGCGCTGCCACCACGCGAAGAGATCACGCAGACATCGGTGACCACTACAATAAACTTGTATGGATGCGAGAGTGGAGGCACTTTGGAGGCGTTGAGCGCCGCATTCACCCGCTCGGCAAATACGAGCGCAAGGAGTATGCATATGAGACGTCAGTACTCCAGGTCGTGGGTGGGCGATATCTCGACATTGTCACGCGAAAGAATGGGGGGAGTCAAAATGTAGGATGCGCCATGCGCAACCTCTTTGGCGAGCTCCTCAACGACAACGAGGTGTATGCAACAAACACCGAGATATGGGGTAGGAACGCCGACGGCGGAGTTTACACCAAACGGGACTGGACCCGACAATTTCTCGTCCCCATCTTCCGCGGCAAGGTGATCAAAGCCTCCTCTCCCGAAGAGCTCCGCAAGCTCAAGCATTATAAGTTCCTCCTCGAAGAAAGACCAGACCTCAGCAAATGGTAACGACAGATCGCCAAAGCGGCAACCCCTATATGAGCGGTAAGCTCCTCTACTGCATTGATCCGCTCAATGAGCGCTACCTCATCGCCTACGACCTCCAGGAGATCGACAGGGAAGAGGGAGCCCCGAAGCAGTACACCTATCTCACCGAAGTATTTGACCACCGCCCCTCTCTGCATGAGGTGGCGGAGGTCATCTACCGCCCATACAACGACCTCTGCGACGATCGGGTGCTTCGTGGCTTCAGCTATACCACGCTGGAGGATACCCCCGTCACACGCCACGTATGGCTGGACGAGACCAACCAGCGCAACTTCCTCGGAGAATTCACCTTCGCCAAGCTCTTTGACGGCGTGAATCTGCCGACCATCATCAAGATGGGGCTCTCCGAGGATGAGGCCTACTATTATCAGGTCTCCACGCTCAACCAATACAAGCATTTCATCCTCTCCGCGCTTGGCCACATCAAGCAGTGTCTCTCCGAGTGCTGGACAGCAAAGCAAGCAGTAGATCTCACACCTTACACCCTTGACAGCAATGGCACGGAAGAAAACGAAGCAGTATCATAAGGCGGAATCTCAGCCTGCTCGACGCATCTCTGAGGGATCATACAACAGCAGAGAGGTTGTTGACATCGTCCTTAGCGCCCCTGAGCTTTTCTACTTTGACATACAGAAGTACATCAATGCGATCAACTCCGCAAAGGCCGTAGACTTCTCCTTCCGTTCTCGACTATACGACATGTATGAGTCGGCGCTCATGGACCTGCACCTTGCTGGCGTATTAGCCAAGCGCCTTAAAGGGGTTACTAAGGTGCCCATTGAATTCTCTCGAGACGGCGTCCCCGACGAAGAGATCAACCGCCAGCTCGCGTCCCCATGGATGAAGCAGCTGCGCGAGGAAATCATCCTGGCGCAATTCTGGGGATTCTCGCTCTTACAGTTCTATACTGATGATGAGGGGGACATCCGATTCTACTCCGTGCCTCGCAAGCACTACGACCCCGTCAATCAGGTCCTGCTCAGACATCAGACAGACAGCAATGGGACTCCCATCTCCGAGTTCCCTAACATGCTGTTCGTCGGAGGTGAGCGTGACCTTGGCACCCTGGCTCAAATCCTCGTAGCTGTCCTCTACAAGCGCAACAACTACGCAGACTGGGCTAAGTACTGCGAGCTCTACGCAATCCCTATCCAAGAGTACACCTATAATGCTGGCGACGAAGAGACACGTCGACAGCTCCTCCTTGATGCCCGTCAGCGAGGCAACAACGCCGTGTACATTCACCCAGCGGAGAGCAACTTCCAGTTTGTCGAGAGCAATGCGAAGTCTGGCACATCTGAGCTCTTCAAAGACTTCACGGACTACTGGGACAACCAGATCGCCGTGCGTGTCCTTGGCAACACCCTCACCACCTCGGCGTCATCCACAGGCACGCAAGCACTCGGCACTGTCCACAAGGCGGTAGAGGAGGAGCTCAACGAAGACGATTGCAACACTGTGCTTGATGTCCTCAACTACTACATGCTCCCCATATTTGAGTCACTTGGATTCAATGTGTCGGGCGGGAAGTTTGTCAGCGCAAAGCGCAAGGAGGTTGACACCGCGCGTCAAGCGGACATCTACCTCAAGATGCAGCAGCTCAACCTACCACTTGACCCTGACGACGTGTACGAGACCCTCGGTGTAAAAAAGCCCGAGGACTTCGACGAACAGATGGCCGAACTTGAGGAGCGTCGCAAAGCGCTTGAAGATGCCATCGGAGGGGCTTCGAAGGATGATAAAACGCCACCCGAAGAGCCTACGAAAGACGACAAGGGAAGCAAGGGAATCAAGGACAGACTGGCGCATTTTTTCGGTTTAGCCCCAGGGGAGACTCCTCTCGGGGCGGACAACGACTTCTGATCAACGAGCTCTACTATGGTTGTCCCTGCGCCTCTTGCTCATCCATAAGCAACTCCACCCCACCAGAAGCGGTATTCTCCCCTGATGTGCTGGAGGGCTTCCTACACAAGATATACGATGGGTTTGATGTGTCTAACGACATCGAGCCAACAGCGTGGAGGGAGGTGCTGCGCATTATGAATTCTGGGGCTGTGCAAGGGCTCTCCGAGAGCATAAACCCACCGACCCACGAGGAAGGCTTCCTGCGAAGCATCCGCCACTCCAACGAGGTGTTCTCCGCCTTCAAGACCCACGCAATGGGAACAAAGATGGCAGAGCGACTCATCGGGGAGGACGGGAAGCTCCGCTCCTTCGAGGAGTGGCGCAAGGCTGTTGCACCCATCGCTCGCCATCAGGTAGGCTCGTGGCTACGCACCGAGTACGACACCGCTGTCATACGTGCTCATCAGGCGGCCGACTGGCTCGAGTTCGAAGCCAACAAAGACATCTTCCCCAACCTGCAGTGGATGCCTACCACGTCGGTATCTCCCGAGTCAAGTCATCAGGTATTCTGGTCAAAGCCAGTCATCCTGCCTGTCGACGACCCCTTCTGGCAAGAGCATCGACCAGGCGACCGATGGAACTGCAAGTGCTCCCTGGATGCCACCGATGCTGACGTGCAACGGCTCGACACCGAAGAGCGCAAGGAGGCTGCAAAGCCAGAGCATCAGGCACAGCGCGGGCTTGAAGGAAACCCCGCCTATAAGGGGCTTATCACGGATAAGCACCCCTACTATCCAGAGAGCTGCGCCAAGTGCCCGTTCTACTCCTCTAAGGGTATTAAAGGATGGGTGCGTAAGCACCTCTCTAATCGAGTCAAGGACTGCCATAACTGCCCGCATGTCGATCTTAAGATCTTCCAGGCCAAGCTCAGCGAGCAGTACCCCCTTGACCGATGGGAGCACACCTTTATTTCGGATTCAGGAGGGTACGTCGTGACGGAGCGCTTAAGGATCAAGGAAGGCAAGGTAAACTCTACCGAGCGAGACAAATTCAACAAGGAACTTGAGACGGCTAAGGTGATGGCCATGCATGGGTACGCAGTAGTCTACCTTGGGGAGAGCGATCGAACACAGGGAAAAACCTACGATATCTTACTAAATGGGATCAGCTGTGAGATCAAGTGTTTTTCAGGCAAGCAGGGAGGCGCTATCGAGGAGCAGCTCAAGTATGCATTCAGCTCCCAGGGAGCTAAGACGGTTGTTGTGCGCTTAGAGCAGCGAGGCGGACGTGCATACGATAAACTTACGACCTGCCTCAAAACGCAGAAGCTACTTAAGGATAAGCCGATCTACTTCTTCTGGATGGATACCCCCGAAGAACTGGAGATATTCCCCAGCCGTGAGATTATCAAAATAAAATAAGGGGCTGAAGCAACAAGCTCCAGCCCCCTGTGGATATCGGAGTGGAATCTTACGACCCCTCTCCTCCCCCTTTCGGGATACCACAAATATAATCAATATATATGTAAATGCAATCTGCTAAACTCGTTAAGGTCATTGCCCGCCTCACCGCAGAGTACGAGAAGGAGATTAACGTGGTCTTACCGCGCAAGGTAGCGGTTATGGCTAAGCAGCACTTCAGGAACAACTTCCGACAGTCGGGGTTCGTCGATGGAGGCTTACGCCCATGGCAGCGTGCCCAGCGAGAGGGGGGATCGAGCACCTCAGCTCAGTACCGTACGCTCACCTCTGCACGCAACCACTTGATGAGTAGTATCGAGGCTGTGCCAAGTAGGGCATCTGTACTGGTTTACAACCCCGTCGCTTATGCCCGCATTCACAATGAGGGAGGTATGCTTATCTCTAACCCCACTGTCACGCCCAAAATGCGCAAGTGGTTTTGGGCGCAGTACTACCACGCTGGGGGAGACAAGGGAGGAGAGGCTGCCGAGAAGTGGAAGCGCATAGCATTAGGCGCACGCGACAAGCTGATGATCAAGGTACGTATGCCTAAGCGACAGTTCATCGGCGAAAGTAAGGAGCTACGCGAGCGTATCAACGAAGAGATCATCAAGAGTATTAACAAGGTTAGCGATAACGCACTCAAGGAATAACTATGGAGTATTTAATTCTGCCCATCATACAGCATATCTCTAATGGTATGCCAGAGCTAATGGTCGTAGACGAAGACTATGGACAGCTGGAGGTTGTAGATGACGATGGTAAGCTCATGTATGAGCTCACATACCCCGCAGTGCTTGTTGACCTAGAGCAGGTCGACTGGAGTGAAATACAAGGGGGGAGCCAGTTCGGAGAAGCACGCATCAAGGCGCGCTTAATCATTGACTGCTACGAGGACACCCACATCGGCAGTGGCACAGAACTGTTCATTCAACAGCGCGAGGAGATGCGCGCACGCATGCATCAACTCCTCCAGGGGTTTCATCCGTCTGGAAGTGCGGGGTCAGGGCTAATGCGCACAGAGAGCAAGTTCTACACTTGGAATCATGGCATCAAGGTCTACCAGGAGACCTACACGTGTCGGGTGTCAGAGGTTATCACTCGACAAACAACTCCCCCAAGCTCTCCTGTGAGGATTGCGATCGAGACTTCCATCGAGAGACCCTAAAGCCTGTAAACTCCTTCTTGCACTCCTTGGGTTCATCCTCCTCTCGGAGGCATGAGCGCAGCACATCAAGCACCGTGAACTCCGAGATGTAATACTTCTCGGAGAGTATAGTGATGATTGCCGAGTAGCGCAGCTTCTTCACATCCATAAGGTGACGGTAGTCCTTATAGAGGTCACGATTTCGGCGCTCTATGAGCTCTTTACTTCGACCCTTGGGCATATTACTGATGTGGTGGGGATTATCTACCACAAAGATACCTCCAATATACCTCTCACAGCAAATAATTGAGGGGGCGTGCAGCTGTTGCCACACGCCCCCTCAATCGTTGTAGGTCTGCTTAGTAGTCGGGGTGAGCTCTTAGCAGGCGCATCGTCTCGTACCAGCCAGGGAAACCTCCGAGGTTCTTGTCGTCGATGTAGACATTGGCGTAGACCTTTTTGCCCCCATCGCCATAGATCGCGAGGTTCTCAGGCTCGTGGTCGTTCACGCGGTCAAATGGGATACCCTCCTCCAGGAGCCAGTTGATCGCGTTTACAAGCAGCTCTCCTGTTCGGCAAGTCCAGATGATGATGTAGTGCCCCTTCTCGCGGAGCTCTTCGAGGCTCTTTTTCGCCCCTGGCATCACATCTCCGATATTTGGGTAGGCACTCTCACAGAGTGTGCCGTCGAAGTCAACAGCGATAATCATACGTCCGTCTCGTTAGGTGCGACATACTGATACACGTCGAGGATGCCGAGGTCTGCAATGCTGACGATCTCATACGAGGAGAGGCTCTCGCTGAGGTGAGACTCCAGCAGTGTCGCTGCCGAGAGCAAGGAGTCCTCTCTGACCACCATTGCCACGGACGTCTTACGCTCTTGATCCGAGCTCGCATCCAGCGTGATTAAGTTGACCTTACCGCGGTAGTAGTTGCTACCGTTGTTGCTGATCAGCATATCTGCCAATCTCATCGGGCGGATGTTCACCACTTCGAGCACCCCGCATGAAACGAAGGGTGTTACCTCCTTGATGATACGCTCCTCAGCCTCCGCGAAGGTGAGGGCATCCACCAGATAACTTTCAGAGACCTTTCTAAGGCCCATCTCATCGCCCTGACGCTCATAGGCGACAGTGCACAAATACCATTTATTCATACTATTCTTGTATTAGGTTAAGAGCTTTCAGCAACTCGTACTGGAAGGCCGCAGTGATCTCATCTTCCCACACATGGTAGTCAGTATTTTTCCCCAACTCACTACCTCTTAGGCTAAGGATATAGACATCTCGTGTCTGAATCTCTTCGGTCGGCTCTCGGTCACGGGGAAAATCCACAACTTCCACGCCTTTACGAATCATATAGCCTCCCGCATATACGGAGCCGTGTTCATCAATCTTCTCGAGATTAACTTTAAGACCCTCAATATAGGCTTCTACGACCGCCTTCTCTGTTCGGCGATATGACTCTACGGCTATATATATCGCTTTCTCTTCGCTCGATGCGGAGAACTTCCGAAATGACCAGCCAACCTCTATTATCCACGTTCGCTCTTCTCCCATTGTTCGGAGCGAAGCCAGACCCATTGGAGTGAAGGCGAGCAAACGGCATCCGTTTTCATCCTCGGTGCGTGTGGGATCCCAGCTCTCCCACAATTCGTCGTGGGAGAGCTGCTGTGTGAGAGTGTACGTCATACTTCGACCATAGATAGGGGGATATTTACCCACTTGCCCTTCTCGTCCTTCTCCTCGGCGCGGATGAAGACGCGCGTCCACTCTGCGAGGAAGGCTTCCTTAATGATCGTCACGCCTCGCGCAAAGCGTGGGTCTGCCACCATTTCGACATACTTGTCGAGCTGGATGACATTCTCCGCCTGCAGTTGACCGCGACCATCACGTGAGAGGAGATCGAGGATGATGCGCACGAGCTTCTGCGACTTCTCTCCATCAGCCATCGACGCGAGTGACTCTTCGATTAGGGAGATACCTGCATCCGCCGTTGCGTCATAGGAGACCTTTTTGTACTTACCGATCGTGATGCGCTGATCACACGCCTCGTTTCGGAAGGAGTGCTGCCCCTGCTCCTTCCCCCCGATGAGGGAGATCTTAAGTTCCAGAAGCGAGCTGAAGGCGGAGAGGACGCGCATCTTCGCACGCTTGAGAGCTTCATTCGCAGCCTTCAGCTCTCCGAATGTCTCGGAGACCGTCTCCTCGCAGAGCTTGCGGAAGTCCTCGCGTTCACTCTTGGCGCGCTGCTCTTCTGCGCGTGCTTGCTCTTGCTCTTTAAGACGCTGGTACTCGGCCAGCTGCTCTTCGGTGATAGCCACCGTCTTGTTTTCTTGTTTTTCCATCTTACTTATTGCATGATTTTAATGGGTGATTCTACTCCATCGCGGTAGCGCTTGTCCATGCGCTGTCGCACCGCTTCGATCTTCCAGCCGAGTGCGGTGTATCGGCGTCGATCAGCTGGTGTCGCCGTGTCGGCTCGTATTCGCTTGAGGAGCTCTTCACGCTCCCTCTCGTACATCTCGATATCCTGCTGGTAGGACTGCTCAAGATGACGCTTGGCAGCCTTGTCTATTCGTCCCATGTGTCATTAGTTAGGTAGTTGTCCTTTGGTGATCTCGACACCTAACGCCACCCTGCGCTGCTCATAGCCCTTCAACTCCGCCTTATTACGTATCGACAGCATCTTCACTCGGAGTGACTTCAGCTCGGGGATAGTGAGGTATCGGAAGGGCTTACCTGCGATACGAGCGTTGCAACAAAAGCGGTCAACAGCATCCCAGTCGGTGGTGTCGATGCCATAGAGCTGGAATTGCTTTAGCACCGCCGAGCGTGCCTTCTTCTTCTCCTCGAGGTTCTCTACCTGCTGGCGGAGCTGTCGGATCATCAGTGTGTACTCGCGCTCGCTCATCTCCTTAAGGGAGGAGGTGCGCCCGTTCGTCCACTGCAGGACGAGGTCTTCCTTTGATGCCCCTGGCATGCTCTTCAAGAGAGCGTAGAATGCAGCGTAGTTAGTGCGTGCCATTACTCCTCTTCCGTCTGATTATCCAACTGCTCCTGGATCTCTTGATGGAGTGTCTCATTTTGCTGACGCAGCTTATTGATCTCCTCCTCCTTTTTATCCAGCGTCTCATCGTCCAGCTCGTTCATCGACTTCAATAGCTGGCAGAACATCAAGCTTCGTGAGAGATCTATCTTAAGAGCCTCTTTCTCCGCTTGAAGCCTTTTGATCTCCTCACTGCGCGGGTGCACGGATAGTAGATTCGTGAGGAGTAGTGTGACTAGCCCAATAAGGGCACCAACCATTACATAGGTCATAATTCTTATTGATTTAGTTAGTATTGATTTCGCATTCGGTATCTGTTTCTAAGCCCCAGTACTTCACCTCTGCCTCTGCCCAGATGCTGTAGTGCTTACCCGCCTCGGGGATGAAGCGCCCCTTACAGATGGCGCGGTAGCCTTGCACGAGAATTTTCATATCAGCGTCGTACTGCACCTTGGTGGCTGTCGAGCCGTAGGGCTTATCCCCATCGGCGTGTGAGATGAAGATGAAGAGCTTCTTTGGGTGCGCCTCCTTAAGGCGCTTGTAGTCGTTGTAGTTGAGTCCTGTGTATTGGAGGCTATCGATGATGATGAAGTCGGGGCTGCGCTGCTTCTTCAGGCGTATGTTGAGGTCTTCCATACTCTCACGGTCAAGGATTAGGAAGCGCCCGTCGACATCGCCCATCTGGCACCGCTCCATATTCTCTTGGAAGGAGAGCCCGATAGACTCCTCAAGGGAGTTGTAGGCGACCTTGCCGTACTTGCAGAGCTCTCGAGCGAGCTGCATTGCAAAGGAGCTCTTGCCGTTTGCTGATTGTCCCCAGATGAGCCACACCCCCGCCCTCCCAGGCTCGCCGAAGGCTTCCCTCCAGCGCCCCTCGAAGGGGATCGAAGGGACTTTCTTTGCCAGCACCTCGCTGGCGGAGTATGCTCGTGCCATCTTATGCCCCTGCTTGTAGTTTCAGCTTCTCTATCTCTGTGTAGACCTTGCGAAGTCCGCCCGACTTTCGGGCGAGGCTGACGGCATCGACCCCCTCGGGGGCGTTGAGCTTGGCGACCTCTACCGCCTGCTTCAAGAGAAAGCTCTTACGCTCCTCACCATCCTGCGGGGTGACCTTACGATAAGCATCCCCGAAGCGACTGAAGAGCTCCGTATAGCCGACCTTGCAGCAGTCGATACTACGCTCGATTTTGGCTCTCAGGCCGTCAGCGCCCATCATATACCATCCGCAGGCGCGCTCCGTAGCATTCCACAGCGCCTTGAGCTCGAGGAATGCTTCATACTGTAAGTCCCCAGCCTCATCGAGGATAATCAGAGGATTATCCAGCCCCTTGAGGTAGTAGACCAGGTCCGCATAGACCTCTTCGTAGCGCCCCTTAGCATCCAAGCCAAAGCCGATAGCAATGGAGCGGACCAGGCGGACCTTCGTCTTCGTCTGCGAGCAGTCGATATATACGACGTGCTTGTGCGTGCGGGCATAGTGGCGAGCGCTGAAGGTCTTCCCGATATTAGGGATGTCGCAGAGGAGGGCGCTAAGGCTGCGCTCCTGGCAGGCTTCCAGCTGGCTGGTGATGTAAGAGTAGGTGTCAGTCTTTGCGACCTTCCACTCGATCTCCCCGCGTAGGGGTACATTGAGTCGGCGTGCAAGGCTGAGCCACGCTGAGTCGCTCAGCTGCTTGTCGAGCTTCCCCTTCTTGATCGTAGAGTAGACAGAGGTGGAGATCCCGATAGCCGTAGCGTGCTTGCTGTCGCTGGGGTAGTTCGCTCTGTCGGCGAGGATCGCCGTGAGCGTGCGTTCTTTGAGTTCTTTACTTAGTTGCATGGCATACTGCATTTAGGGCGGTTTCGGTGAATCGAGCTTCCCTGAAGATGGTTATGAGCATATCTCCGCTAAGGAAGGACTCCTCCACACCAAACTCGTTGCTGCTATTCAGCTCGTTGTACTTATCTACCCCCAAAATGGATATAAGCCCTTCCTTTGAGTAGACAACGGTACTTACCTTCTTCTTTACTTTCTTCTTCATTCTAGTGTCGGTTTATTAGTTTCTTTGCCCACCGAGAGAATTGCTTCTCCTCGAAGTAGACCTCTTTGCTATCACTTTTATAAGCCTTACCGAAGGATCCTCTCTTTCTTAGTCGCCTGGCTCTTTCTTCGCCAAGAATTTCTATGAGATCAGTCCACATATAGCAAGCCTCAAATATCACTGTCATCTTCATATTAGTCTGGGCTGAACGTTTGCATCGTTAGGCTCGACATAACTTCTTTGCTGAAGTTCTCTTCTGCATAGATTAGTCCATCGTAGAGGTCGGGGATGAATAGAGCTAAGCCAAAGCCCCCTATCTTGTTCCTCTCATTGAATCCATCTGCGTCAAATGCCTCAATGAGCTCCTCACGAGTCCAGTACTCTTTACCATTGTATTTCATTTCAATCCGATTTAATTAGTATTCGTATGCTGTTATAAGTCTGCCATAGCGCGCATGCGGGCTTCTTCAGGACTGCTCTGCAGGTTGTCGCTGTCGAGCAGCTCGCCATCGTCGCCACGCTTCATCGTGACCACCTCGACGGGCTTGAGCTCGGTGAGCGTCTTGTGCGTCTCTTCCTTGAGGAGTCGTGCCTTGCTCGGCATTCGCTCAGCGATATGTGCGTCGAAGGCTTTCACTCGCTGTAGCTGCATGTGCAGCTGGTGGCGGTCTTCGTCGGTCTGCTCGGCCTTAGCTTCGTTGATGCGCTGTATTTCGCAGGCGGTCTCGATGAAGCGCCCACCTTCGTAGATGTAGACCTCGTTCATCTCACCCTCTTCCTGCTCCCACCAATACGCGTCGACCTTCCCGTTGCGGTCCTTCAGCTTGCTGATGCCCTCGGGAGAGAGCGCGAAGCTGCGGTAGTTGGCTTTGATATGGCCACGACGAACGGACGTTGAGCGGTGCTCTCCGATGAGAGTCGCCAGCTTGTGGACGTCTATCTCTGCCAGCTGAGGGTTTACAGACTCCTGGAGGACCTCCCAGCGGGTGCGCCCACCCCAGTAGGCGGTGTTGCTGTGAGGGGAGTGGTTGTACTCGTAGATGAGGCCCTCATAGAAGGCGACTGCGTCCTCGTAAGCCCACACCTTAGCTTTGAATCGGTCGTTATGCTCGTCGAAGCTCTTCTCCTCACTCGTCTGGTTGGCATCCAGGCGGGCATAGTGACGCCCCGTATTAGGGATGTACTCCTTTTCCGTCTGGTACTTGAAGAGGCGGTTCATGTGTTCCGCACCCTTCGCTTGTGAGTTACCAGGAGCGAGGAAGTTGGGCTCAGGGAATAGCACACCAGGGCGCATCAGCGTATCCTTAAAGTCGGAGACCAGGTGCTGTTCTACTTCGGCCTCATAGGGGCAAGGGAGCCCCAGGGAGAGGAGCGTGCGGAAGGTTGACTGCAAGCACCCTAGGAAGATGTCGTGTCGCTTCTTCCCGCTGAAGGCGTACCCGATGATCGCCTGGCTCGCCAGGTCGTACGCTACGTAGATCTTCAAGCTGACCACTTCACTGACTCCCTGCTCTCGCCAGTTGACCTTGAGTTTAAGGTCACGGTCGTCGAGGGAGATCTTAGAGAGCGACATCGTCGGACGCTTACGCAGCACAAAGGGCTGGTTCTTCCCACGCCACGTCTGATAGTCGTCGTGGACCTTCCCTCGCAAAGCCTTTGCTTCAGGGGTAGAGAGGTAGTTCGCCACGGTCGTCTCGCTGAGTGGCTTGTAAGGCGTTGGGTCGTACAGCTCGCCCGGCTCCGGGGTGGAGGCCGTCCGCGCGCCCCGC